ACGTTCAAGCAAGGACAACTCTATAAGAAAGAAAGTGAGTATAGCAGTACTAAGCAACATGAAGTACTGCTATTTTTAGTTAGAACATATAAAGGTGGTGATTGATATATGGCAGATGCTAACACCTTAACAGAAAGAGAACGTATATTTGCAGATGAGTATATCAAGACTACCAATGCAACACAGAGTGCAATTAAGGCTGGATATGCAGAAAATAGTGCAAGTGTAACAGGAAGTAAGATGCTAAGAAAACCTAAGGTACGGCAATATATAGATGCAGTCATGAACGAGCGTAGTAAAAACACAATCGCAACTGCTGACGAAGTGCTGGAGTACCTAACCAAGGTTATGAATGGTGAAGAAAAAGATGCGTTCGGCTTGGATGCATCAATTGCAGATAGAACTAAAGCAGCCGAGTTGTTGGGTAAACGGCACATGCTATTTACTGACAAGGTAAAACTTGATGCAGAAATAGAGATTGATATATCCGACCGCATGAAGCAAGCAAGGGTGAAATCAGATGAAGTACAACAAGGCACAACTGATTGATGCGTTGGGTTCGTTCACGCATGATCCATTAGGTTTTGTTTATTTCGCATTCCCTTGGGGAGAAAAAGGAACACCGCTTGAAAACTTTGACGGCCCTGATGAATGGCAAGTAAAGACTTTCAAGAAAATAGGCGAAGAACTACGCAAGGGCAAATCGTTGGCGAAAGCAATTCAAATTGCAGTTGCATCAGGTCATGGTATTGGTAAGTCGGCGTTTTCATCGATTTTAATTCTATTTGCTATTGCCACGCATGAGAATACAAGAGGGGTAGTTACTGCTAACACTGATACGCAGTTAAAGTCTAAGACTTGGGCTGAGTTAAACAAGTGGTACAACCTGTTCATATGTAAGGAATTATTTACCTACACAGCAACCGCATTGTTTAGTGCTGATAAACAGTATGAGAAAACATGGCGGATAGATGCTATTCCATGGAGCGAAAGTAATCCAGAAGCATTCGCAGGCTTGCACAATCAAGGTAACAGAATACTTATCATATTTGATGAAGCATCCGCTATTTCCGATAAGATATGGGAAGTAACAGAGGGTGCTTTGACGGATAAGGAAACTGAGATTATATGGTGCGTGTTTGGAAACCCTACACGTAATAGTGGTAGGTTTAGAGAATGTTTCAGAAAGCATCGTGCATATTGGACTACATACCAAATAGATAGCCGTACTGTTAAAATCTCAAACAAAGCGAAGTTGCAAGAATGGGTAGATATTCATGGTGAGGATAGCGACTTTGTAAAAGTGCGTGTACGAGGGATATTCCCTAGTGCATCTGATACACAATTCATATCCGCATCAATTGTAGATGAAGCACAAAAGAGAATGTACAGAGTTGGTGAGTTTAATAACCTACCTGTAATTATCGGTGTAGACCCTGCATGGACTGGTGGCGATACATTAGAAATCGTGATGCGTAATGGTTATTCCATGAAGTGCTTGGCAACCATTGAAAAGAATGACGATGATATGCGTATGGCCAACCTCATAGCACAGTTTGAAGATGAATATAAAGCTGATGCAGTATTCATAGACCAAGGGTACGGCACTGGTATTTACAGCATTGGTAAGTCAATGGGTAGAAAATGGCGGTTAGTTGCCTTTGGTGGTGCTAGTCCTAACAATATGTATCTCAACATGCGTGCGTACATGTGGGGTGAAATGAAAGAATGGCTAAAAGAGGGCGGTTCAATTCCTAATGAGCAAGGACTGTATGATGACCTCGTAGGGCCAGAAGCGATCATTGATAAGAATGGCCGTATCCAACTTGAAAGCAAGAAAGACATGAAAGAAAGAGGCTTACCATCTCCGAACAAAGGCGATGCATTAGCCTTGACCTTTGCATTTAGGGTCACTAAAAAAGTAAATGGCAATCACAGAAGAGTAGCGAATACAGAGTACAAACCATTTGGGTAAAGGGGGAATGTGAATGTGTATGAAAGCTAAGACACCAAGTGTTACTACACCAGCACCTGCACCAGTCGCACAGACTGATGACATGACGCAAAAGAAAGATGAACAATGGTTCACCGATAAAAAGCGTAAGAAAACTGGTTATGATAGTACAATTTTAGCTAGTGCGTTAAATCAAGCAACAGGCAAAACAACATTAGGCGGTTAATATGAGTACTATCTTATCTAGTTTGGCAAGGCAACCTACAGAAAAGCCTGTAACTAAGCCAAAAGACTACAAGAAAATAAAAGCTAAATTCAATCAGATGTTTACAAATCGTCAAAAGTACGTTGAGAAATGGAAGATGATTAGAGACTATCAATTACCATTCCTTGGTGTGTTTGATGGTGAACAAGACCAATCGAAGTTGTACACCGATAAAATCCTTACTGGTATTGCATGGGAAAGTTGTCAAATATTCGCTAGTGGTGTAATGAGTGGAATGACACCGCCTAGCCGTAAATGGTTTAAGCTAACCATGGAAAATACGGATATGGCAGCAAATAGCGATGTAGCGAAAGTATTAGATGAACGTGAAGAAATATTATATGCAGTATTTGCAAAATCCAATTTCTACAATGTGGTTCACCAAGTCTATATGGAACTACCATTCGGACAAGCGCCGATGTCAATCATGCCTGATGGTAAAGTTGGTGTACGTTTCACATCGTATCCAATCGGCACTTACGCATTAGAATGTAATGCTAATGGTGAGGTTAACACGTTTGGGCGAAAGTATAACATGACTTGCGACCAACTTGTGGAAGAGTTTGGATATGATAACTGTACCGAAAAGATTAAAAATGCATATGATGACGGCAAGGGTAATGCATCTACATATACTGTTTGTTGGCTGGTTTGCGAAAACAAAGACCGCAATGGAAAACTAGGTAACAAGAACATGCCTTACTCCTCTATTTACTGGGTTGAGGGGAGTAGGGATGATGAAATCTTGCGACATAGCGGTTATGAAGAATGGCCTATTCCGATTGCACGGCACACTACACATGATCTAAATGGCTATGGTAAAGGTAGTGCATGGTTCGCACAATCTGATGCGATGATGTTGCAAAAGCTGGAATTAGATAGATTGACGGCAATTGAACTCGGTGTAAAACCACCTATGGCCGTAACATCTGATGTAATTGGTAGCGTATCATTGTTTCCGGGTGGTATAACCGAAGTCGATACAGGCGGTAAGGTTGAGCCTATCTTTAATGTAGGTATCAACTTAGATTGGATAATGCAACAAATCATTGAAGTTAAAGATAGCATCAAGCGTGCATATAGTGCTGACTTATTCCTAATGCTAGACAACATGGACAACGGCCAAATGACGGCAAGGGAAGTCATGGAACGCACGCAAGAGAAGTTACAACAATTAGGGCCTGTAGTTGAACGGCTATTATCTGAATTTCTTAATCCGATTATCGAACGCACCTATGCGATATTAGATCGTGCAGGTGTATTTCCGCCAATTGATGAAGCATTAGCGGAAGAGTTAAACGGCCAAGATGTTAAGATAGAATACATTTCACCATTAGCGCAAGCACAGAAAGTATCATCTTTAACTTCTATAGAGCAGTATTTCGCATTCTTAATGTCATTAGCACAGGGCAATCCTAATATCCTACAAAAATTCAATTTTGAGGAAGCAGCGGATTATTATGGTGTTAACCTCGGTGTACCTGCAAAAGTAATTGTATCGAATGACGAATATCAAGCTAAGATGCAAGAGCAACAACAGGCGCAACAAGAACAAGAGGAACAAGCACAAGCGTTACAAATGGCACAATTAGCACCTCAAATGGCTAGTGCGGCTAAACAAGCAACCGATGCAGCAAATGATGGAAACCCTGTAATGCAACAGTTAATGGGAATGGGGTACTAGATGAAACAGAAAAGAGATTATATGCGAGAGCGTGATGTTGAAGCGCTGAACCACGTACTGAGTACTGAGCTTGGTAGGTGGTTTTTTTATCGCATATTAGACCGAGCAAAACTGAATAGCCAATCATTCACAGGCAACAGCACAACATTCTTTAACGAGGGAATGAGGGCTGTTGCTATTTTGTTACAAAACGATTTAGGCAAGATTGGCGATGGTGTAGAGGGTGTTAAGAAATATCACCTAGCACAAATAGAAAATATTCAGATGCAGAAATATTTTAAAACGCTTGAAGAAAACGAATTAAAGAAAGGTGAATAACCATGGATGAAAATTTAGAACAAGGCACAAACAATAACACGGATAGTGCAAATGGTGGTACACCACAGGACACGAACACACAAGACCAACAAAATACGATTTTAGGCGGTAATGGCGGTGATACTAACACCGACCAACCTGCAGAACCTATTGTGTATGATTTCTCAACTGCATTTGAGGGTGGCGAAGTCGACCAAACCATCGCAGATGAGTTTTCAAAAATGCTAAATGGTGTAGGTGCTACGCAAGAGCAAGCATTACAAATGGCTAAGTTTGGTAATCAATATGCTACTAACCTTGTAACGGCTTACGAAAACCAAAAGCAAGAAGCACTTAACGCACAATACAAAGGTTATGCAGATAACGCTCGTGAGGTATTAGGTAATAAATTCGATGCTACTGTTAGCCAAGCGGCCGCAGGTGTTGAAGCAGTAGAAAAGACTATTCCTAATATCCGTGAAATCCTAGCTGAAAATGGCTTGGGTAATCGTGTAGAAGTAATTCAACTATTCGCACATATTGCTGGAATGGCAAGCGAAGATAACAATGCAGGGAACGGACAAGGCGGTAGCACATACATTTCCGAAGAGGAACGTGCAAAAATGCTTTATCCATCTATGAAGTAGTGATTAATAAGAGGAGTAATAAATGGCTACAATTGGAATTATGAACCCAACACTTTTAGATGTGCAATCTCGATTAGATCCTAACAACGCAATTGCACAAATCATCGAAATGATGAACCAAACAAATGAAATCGTACAAGACATGACAATGGTTGAGGGCAACTTGCCTACAGGCCATAAAACAACTGTACGTACTGGCTTACCAGAAGCTACATGGCGCATGCTTAACTATGGTGTAAAACCAAGCAAATCCAAAACCAAACAAGTAACAGATACTTGCGGTATGTTGGAAGCGTATGCTGAAATTGATAAATCCTTGGCAGATTTGAACGGCAATTCCGCAGCGTTCCGTTTGTCCGAAGATTATGCTTTCCTTGAAGCAATGAACCAAGAATGGGCTTCTACATTATTTTATGGCGATGAAAATTCCCCAGAAAAATTTGTAGGCTTGGCAGCACGTTATAATGATAAATCCGCAGATAGCGGTAAAAACATTATTGATGCAGGCGGTACATCTAACCTTACATCTATCTATCTTGTAGTATGGGGCAAAAATACTGTACATGGTATCTATCCTAAAGGTTCTACTGGCGGTATCACTCATAAAGATTTAGGCGAACAAACATTGACAGATGCGGACGGCGGTCAATACCAAGGTTATCGTACACACTACAAACTCGATACAGGCTTAACTGTACGTGATTGGAGATATGTTGTGCGTATCGCAAATATCGATGTTACTGCATTGACTAAGGATGCTAAAACTGGTGCTGATTTAATCAACTTGATGATTAAAGCGGAAGAACTTATCCCTAATATGGGTATGGGCCGTGCGGTATGGTATATGAACCCAACTGTACGTACATTCTTACGTATGCAAAAGAACGAAGCACACAAATATACTATTTCTGAAGATCAAGAAATGGGTCATACAGTAGTACGTGCAAATGGTATTCCAGTACGCAAAACTGATGCGTTATTGTCTACTGAAGCACGAGTACAATAATAGGGGGTAACTACATGTATATCGATAAACAAAATACATTCTTTTACAAACAAGCAGTAACTGCTAATGTCAGCTCCGATGTTGTTATGAATGGTAATGGCGGTGATGCTGAAAAATCCTTGTGGCTTGTTATCCGTATCGATAAAGACGTAACTGGCACACCATTGTTTAACTTGTATACATCCAATACAGAAAATATTGCAAATGCGGTATTGTTGCATGGTATCACGCTTGCAGCTAATGCTAAAGCAGGCACTAAAGTTGCAGTACGTTTGGCAAGTGGTGCTAAGAAATACTTAAAACTTAATGCCAATAACATGACTGCAGGTACAATCACTGCATTCTTAACACCAGATGTACGTTTGGTATAGGGGGTACACATGGAATATATCGTTAAGAAAAAACTGTATCACAATACATTAGGCTTACTTAATGAGGGTGAAACAGTAACATTCACAAAAGAAGAAGTTGCAGAATATGACAAAGATTATTTTGATACTTTGTTTAAAACTGTAGGCGCAGAAGAAACCGATGCTACAGATGAAACTGGAGAAGATAAGCCAAAGAAACGTGGCAAGAAATCGGAAGAAACTGCAGAATAACAGAATGAGGGGTGCGTATGCATCCCTCTTTTTTAATACAAGGGGGGGGCAATATGACACCTACTGATATTTGTAATATGGCTCTTAGTCTTATCAATGGTGGTAGGATATATAGCCTTGACGAAGAAACAGAAACGGCTAGACAATGCAGATTGCACTATGATGCGACACGAAAGATGCTACTATCTCAATACGAATGGAATTTCGCTCGTAAGCGTGAAGAGTGCGTATTATCTGAACATAAGTTAGCTGGCTATGAATATGTATATGCGTATCCAGAAAAGTGCATCCGTATCCTTGGGGTAATTCCTAAAGGGGAACGATTTAGAACGGATAGGCAAAAAGAATACGATGTATTTACCTTTGACGATAACACAAAGTACATAGTGAGTGATGTACCGCTTGCGTACATTGATTACGTGTACGATGTGCAAGATATAGATGTATTCAGTCCTGTATTCGTACAGGCTTTGAAGTCTAAAATGGGTGCTGAATTAGCCATGCCATTAACTGGAAACAGTGGCTTATTCGACCAATGCTACAAACTCTATCAAGCAGCAACGCAAGAAGCCAAGAGTTTGAGCGCTAAAGAACGTAGGCAAGATATGCCATATATTTCTAACTATGTAAAAGCAAGGAGTTGGTAATTATGAAACCAATGTATATATCACAACTTGCATTTACAACGGGCGAGATTTCACCAGATGTATCTAGGCGGTTTGATTTAGATCAATTCAAAAGTGCGTTACTATTAGCAGAAAATGCAGTTATCAGACCTTATGGGGCAGTAGCTAGACGGCAAGGGTCAGAGTATATAGGGCAAGTCAAAAACAAGGATAAGTCTACACGGCTATTTGAGTTTACGGCAGAAAAGAATAAATCGTTTCTACTTGAAATCGGAGAACAGTATATCCGAGTGTGGCGGAATGGTATCTATACAGGTATAGAACTAGAAACACCATTTGAAAGCGATGTAGTCGATAAATTGAACTGCATCCAAAGTGGTGATGTAATGTTTATTTGTAGTGGTAAATACCCTGTTAAAACGCTATCACGATATAGTGATACGGACTGGAGATTTGATACATACAAGTTATCAGAGCAACCATACGGCGAAGTTAACATCGACAAAGAAAGTACTGTAATCTTAAATGGCGATACATTAACCGCCACAAAAGATATATTCAACGCTGATATGGTTCATTCTGTAATGCAGATTGAACATTATGTAAAAGCGATTATAACAAGTGAAACAGGAAAAGTGATAAAAGGCAGTTATGATGGTGATGATGAACGTATTCTTATGGCTGAAAATGAATACAACAACATCAATTATGATGTAGAACAATTCAGTAGTGATGAGGATTTATCGTGGAAATTCACATCACATGGCACTTGGAATGGCACTGTTAAAATCCAAATCAGCAATGACAACGGCACTACATGGAAAGATTACAGGGTATATACATCCAACAATGACTACAACGTAACCGACACAGGCAAGGTTACACCTAGTGCTAAATTGAAAGTTGTATCTGATTTAAAAGGCGGTAGCGTTAATGTAGACTTATCATTCTTGCCACATTCTAATTATGGCGTAGTTGAAATTAAAGAATTTGTTGATAGTAAGCACGTTAAAGTAAATATATTGAATAGCGTTGTAGATAACGAAGCCACCTCTAAATTCAGATTTGGACAATGGGGAAAAGGCCTTGGTTATCCTCGTGTATGTACATTTTATCAAGATAGGTTTATCCTAGCATCTAGTAATCAATATCCTAACTACATATGGTTTAGTCGCACAGGCGATTATTCAAACTTTGGTGTAGAAAAAGTAGGCGGTACGATTACAGATGATAGCGCAATCACACTACCAGTAATTAACCGCAAAATGTATGACATCAGACATTTGATACCTGCTAATGACTTATTGATTTTAACTAGCGGTAACGAATGGATTATAGATGGTTCTAAAACTATCACACCGACTAACTGCAATCTACGTACACAAACCCAACGTGGTGCATCTGAATGTGAGCCACAATACATAGGGAATAGATGTGTTTACGTGCAAGCTAGAGGGTGTGTAGTGCGTGATTTAGGATATTCCTATGAAAGCGATAACTACACAGGGGCAGACCTAACTCTATTTGTTAAGCATCTGACAAAGTATCGTAACTTTATCACCAGTGCTTATGCACAGGATCCAGATAGTATCGTTTACTACGTTACCGATGATGGCAATATCGATTGTCTAACTTATATTCCTGAACAAAAGGTGTATGCATGGTCGCACTTCACCACAAAAGGCAAATATAAATATGCTGAGAGTGTAGCTGAGGGCGAGCAAGATAGTTTGTATGTAATCGTAGAGCGTGATTTCAAAAGCGGTACAGTGATGTGTATAGAACGATTTGAGCCAATGTATAACGCTGATAATAACAATGTGTATATGGATTGCTATATTCGACAAACTAGCACAGAGAATATCAGCACTATCACAGTACCTCATCTGATTGGTGAGGATGTGCAAATCGTTGTAAATGGTAGGGAACGGCCAATTAAGGAAGTACCACCTACGGCAATTATTAATATCGATGGTGAGGCACAAAGCGTAGCTGTTGGTATTAACTACACTACACGATTACGTATTCCGAGTATTGAAATGCAAATACAAGATGGTACATTACAAGGCCGACTATTAACAATGAGTAGATTATCGATGAACATCTTAAATTCATTCGGTGGCAAAATCGGAAGAAACTTCAACCATATGGATGATATTTCATTACCGCCACTCAAGTTATATAGTGGCGATAAGGTATGTATATTGCCAAAATTCGATGGAGTATACTCAACCGATGCATCTGTATGTATTCTTCACGAAAAACCTTATCCATTTAACCTTTTAAGCGTTACAAGAGAAATAGAAATAGGCGGTGGTTTTCCAAATGTTACAGGACTTTGATATTTGCCCTGTAAGGCACACTTCACTAATTCATGACTTATATATCAACTTACGAGCCATAGACACCTTAGAGGTCAATATAGCGAACCAAAATTTTCCGAATTATGGAAAAAATGATTTCGTGAGGGATATATGCAGTGATGATTACGAAAACCACATTGTAATTGAGAATGATATACCAATAGCAGTATATGGTATCTCAAAAAAGCCAATCAACGGAATGTACTGTATTTATTTCCTAGGGAATAAGATACTAGATACTAATTTGAAATTACAAAAGGAATTTCTAAAACAAAGTAACGCAATCATAAAAGAGTGGCTATCCACTCATGAATGTTTATTCAATTTCATACATAAGAAAAATAACCGCTCAAAGCGATGGCTTACATCACTAGGGGCGGTTATTCATTCTGATATTACACACAACGGAATGGAACTATTTACATTGAGAAAGGGGGATGCGAATGTGTAATCCGATTGCATTGATGGCAGGTCAAATGGTTACTCAATTATGGGGGCAACACCAACAAACAAAAGCACAAACTGCTATGTATAATGCACAGGCACAAGCAGCAGAAGCTAATGCACGAATATCTGATAGGAAACAACAGGATATTGCCAATCAAGCACTACAAGAGCGTGATAAGATGGACAATAAAATGCGGTTGATTGCAGGTCAGAATACGGCGGAAGCAGGCGCTACAGGGTTATCCATGAGTGGTACACCATTACAATTAATGGCTAGTAGCTACGATGAATACAACAAGGATATTAACAATTGGGAAACTAACAAAAATAATAGTATCTACAATGAATATCTAAATGGGGTTAATTATCGCAATGAAGCTAGTAGTGCAAGAGCGGCTGCATCCAATGCTAAAACGCAAGGGCGATTGCAAATGCTTGGTACTATCTTGAGTGGCGCATCTAGTATATATGGGATGAAACAACAATATACTGGTGGTAAATACCAAACTCAATATGGCGGTGATGTAAATGGTGTAACAGAAAGACCAGTTAGAACAGTTAAGAAAGTTTGGACTTTTAACGGCAGGTAACTATGAAATTAGTTAATTATGAACAAAATGAAAGATTGAATACAGTTAATGGTGAGTTTAGACCAACAATCAATGCGGAAGCATATGGTGTTAATCAAAACGGAATTAACACATTTGCAAAAGCATTGGATGATGCATCTAAAACTTGGCTTGAAATCGACAAACAGAAAGATTATATCAATGCTACAAATGCTATTAACGAATTTAATCAAAAAGTAACTGAATTAAAATTTGATAAAGATAAAGGGTTAATGTACCAAAAAGGTATGAATGCACAAGGGATACTACCTACATACCTTGAGAGTACACAAAAATTCCAAAGCGAACTTGCTGCTAAATATAACTTACGTACAACTGATGCGGTAAACGCTTTCAATAAAGCGGTTGAAACATCAAAAACAAACGATTTAGATGGTATATCTAGGTACATGAGGGGTCAGTACGAGGATGCACTAAGCACAGCCACACAAAATCAAATCAATAACTTGAATAACAATCTGTTACAAACGAATGATGTTAATCAACAAATGAAAACATTAACATTAACAGGCGATTTAATAGAAGCAACTGGTAAACAATTAGGGCTTGATGATGAACAAATATCATCTAAAAAACAACAAAACTATGATCTTAATGCTAAAACCTTATTAGATAAAACTGTTGCTGATAACAATTCAGAAACATTGGATAAGCAGTTGACTGCATTAACTGGGCTTGCTAGTGAGAATGTATTAACACCATACAGGAAAATGTACCAACAAATGGGTATAAACAAAATCGCTAACAATGAAAACGATTTCGGCGCAATTCGATTGGCTGCAGGCGATGATGTAAATCGTGGTATGGACATTATGGGTTCACGCATACGTTCGCAAATGGAAGCCAAAAACAAGGAAGCCATGCAGTCAGGTATTGGTGCTAATCAACATTTATGGAAATTAGCACAATATGCACACAATAAGTATGGTATCAATACAGAAATTGCATATAGGCAGTTATATGCAGAGGGTACAGATGGTGGCGAACTTAGTAGATTAGCAAGAGAAAATCATAACTACGCAGGGCTAACTCAATCAGAACCTAATGGAGAAGAGAACAAGCAACCACCTGAAGATGGAACGAATTATTACAAAATGTATAATTCCGATGAAGAGTTTGTGGATGATTGGATTGAACACTACATAAAGCCAAATGGTGCAGTCAACGCACAGAGCGTAGAGGAATATGCTGATAAGCTAAAAGCAGGTGGATATTATGGCGCAGGTGCAGAACATTATAAAGCATTAATGCGCAATGCACCTATGACTAAAGGTGGTCAACCTGTTTATTCTGAAGATCAAATTGAAAAGGCGGTTAAACAAGGCCGTGAAAATTATAAAGGTTGGCTGACAATGCAAATGAACATCGAAGCCAAGCAAGCTAAAGATAGAATTACTGCAGCTAAAATTGTATATAACCAATTAATAGCAAAAGGCGATTATGTAGGTGCATCATCTTATGCACACGCACAAGCAGCAGGCGCACAGACCGATATGGAAAAGGAAGCGTGGAGCGGTACAGAAGCATCAATGCGACCTAAACTTGATTCTATGTATGAAAAAGGCCTTAAATTAAATGCAAAACAAAAGTTTGAGTTGAAAAAATATGCTGAAACTCATACATACGAAGAAACATTAGCACACGCACAGAGAATGTACCCTGATAAAGTTGTTGATGATAGTTTCGATGGAGTGTTGCTTGAAGCGAACGATAACCGATTAAAGGCCAACAAAATTGATTTAACACCTTATGATAGCGAAATACAAAGTGCATTACCTGCTGACAAATCATTGCGTTCAAGTTTTGAATATGGTGTTAAACAAGAAATGTTAAGCCGCAAAGCTGACTTTGAAAGCAAACATGGTAGAGCGCCTACAGAAGCAGAAATGCATGATATATTTGAGGGCGCATTGGCAACACAAACATTACGAAGTACGGAAAAACCATATTTCGGTGATGGTGATGATTATAGCGCACCTATTAGTGCAGCAAGCAATAGAGCGATGGGTATTGTACATGTTGAACCTGTTGGCAACCATTATGTGCGTGTAACATATCAAGATGGATCAACAAGAGATATTTATGAAAGCGTGTATAACAACATGCAAAGAAGATATAACGATAATGGAGATTAAAAATGGCTAAACAAACACTTGAACAAGAACGGCAAGAAGCACTAGCTGTACAGAATGGC